GAAATGTAATGATTATTGATGCATTTACATTTTATAATGAAGTTGATATGCTCAAGTTGAGGCTTGAGTATCTAGATCCGATTGTTCATTATTTTGTCATCGTTGAGTCGACAGTGACTCACAAAGGTGAACCCAAAAAACTTTACTTTTCGGAACATGAGTCAGAGTTTCAACCATGGATGCATAAGATACGACGAGTCATAGTTGAAGATAATCCAACGGATTCGAATCCGTGGTCGAGAGAAAATCACCAGAGAAATTGTATCACGAGAGGTCTCGATGGGATCGATGACGACGCTATCATCATGATATCAGACGTCGATGAAATTCCAAACCTGAAAGCGATTCAAGAACAAGATGTGTCATATTCACTCGATATGATCACATTCAATTACTCCTTAGATTATATTCAGACATTTGAAAGATGGTTTGGTACAGTGGTTACACACAAGAAAGATGTCATGGAAAAAGGTGGACAGTACTTCAGAGATAAACGTTGGAAGTTTCCTTACGTAGAATTTGCAGGATGGCATTTCACATCTTTTGGAGATCTTAACTTTGTGACTAATAAACTCAAAAATTTTGCACACTGCGACGAAGAAGGATTTGATCACGACAAAGCTGAAAAGTATGTGTCTGAAGGACTTTCACATAATGGAAAGTTCAAATTGACGAAGACACCTCAACATATATTGGACACAGTTCCAGAAATTTTCAAAATAAAATACCAGGATAAAGTAACAAATGTCAAGCAGGTATGAACAAATCTATGACATCGCCAAGGGTGTCATGGATGGACGCCTGGATATCGAACTTCCAATGATTTCGGTGTTTACAATATTCGTGTTGGCTCTGATTTACATGGTCACTGCGTCCATGGGTATCGATATGTACGAGACTTGTGACAACGTAGAAAAGAGTAAGAAAATCAATCAGTACATGTCTCACACATTGACAATTGCGTTGACAATTCCATTCACGCTTCTGATCACAAAGTTGTTTGGTAACGACACAGGTGCATTCATGATTCTTTATGGTATCATGGGTACCTTGACATCTTACTTTGCCTTTGATCTCGTGAGAAAGTGTGACAATCAACTGGCTCTTAGAGATGTGTGGACCAAGTTTACATTAGGTCTTTATATTCTTGTGCTTATCATTGGTATAATATTATCCTCTATGAAATCAGGATGAAGGAAGCTTTGCTTTCTATGTGGGCGATCTTGGCCTATGTGAAACATAGAGCAGGAACACTGTCAATGGATGAAAAAATGTATCTAATAAACTTGGTACGTTACATCGCACTCAATCCTAACAAAGTTACAAAGGCTAACATGGCAAGTCTACCATTTATGAGCTCACTTTCTGGTGTGAATGACCAGTACTTCTCATCGTTAATACCATCGATGGTTATGGCAGATGCCGCAGCAACTGTTGCGACTACACCAGCAGCCGCCATTGCGTACACCGGATCTTCACATTGTTGAATCAAATTTTCGCCTGTCATCTTCCAATCGAGCGTTCCCCAAAGAGCACCTTGCATCGCAGCACGTCCATTAATCACTTCTGCGATGCGAAGTACCTTTTGTGTTGGTGATTTGATAGTATTTGTCGGAGTGACTTTTACAGGGGAACGAAGTACAGGTTTCATTGTTCTTTTTTATCGCCTTTTCCTTTTAAGTGAAGAAGATACAAATTCAAAAGTAGACCAAGACCTGTGTACACGGCTGAAAAATTTGCTCCTTTTCTATATTGGTATGACAACCATAGTATACTTGCAAAAATACTCAAGTATATGTATTTTTTAGATATAGATTTAACCTCGCCAGTGATAGCGTGATCATACATTTGATAGAGACCGATAGACACTGCAACTGCGGCGTCCACGTCCATTCTTAATAGATAATAATATTTTTTAACAGTATAAAATGGAAGCCATTCTGGAAAAGTTCTCAGGAAAGATTGATGCCGAAGGTGTCGTGAAGGTTGTTGATGACATCAAGCGTGAGTACCTTGGTGATGGTCTTCAAAAGGAAGATATCCCGCCGATCGTGGCCAAGCTCATGATGTGTGCCGCCAAGTTCAAGAACCTTGAAGGTCCGCAAAAGAAGAAGTTGGTCGTCGCATTGTTGAACCACTTGATTGAACAAATTGACGCGGGTGAAAAGGACACTGAGTTTGAAATGATTCTCAAGACTATGGTGCCGCCGATTGTTGATGGCTTTGCTGGTATGCTCAAGGCGAAGCAGGCTGTCGCCAAGGCTTTTTCATGCTGTATGAAACCCGAATAAGGAAATACTTACATTGAATTATAGAATGAAGTTTCCTTCATTAGAAAAAATGATTGAATACGGAATTTACACTGTGAAGGATCTCACGCTTTATTCACAGGGTAGACTCGTCAAGCGAAATATAAAAGTTCTCAACGAATGTGAACACTGTGATTATGTATACACAGAAGATGAATGTTCAAATTGTTCCAGGTGACATAAAAAAATCTAATATTATATAAAATGTCTAACGCCATTGTGCCGTTGGCCTTGCTCGGATCCATCGGGAGTTCAATCGCGGGTGTTGCATACGGTGTGTCTACAGAATGGAAATTTTTAGGTCTCAAAAAGGAAGTCCAACCGGCACCTGTTGTGACCACATCGTCGCAGGCGTCAGTTTTTGGTGAGGATAATCTCAGTGCTTCTACTGACGAATTAATTGTTGGAGCTGACGATGGCGAAGAAATTTACTCTAGTATCGCTGTTGAAGCCGAAGTTGAAGATGGACTCTACAAGGATTCTGAAACTCTTGTGGCAGCAGACGATGACACGACAACAATTGATAGACTTGCCGGCACTCCTATTGTGTGTGCAGAAAATGAAGATGGTATGACTACCGGCCTCCAAGGTTTTATGCTCAGAAGTGACAAGTATCATTATGGTTGTGCTTCCCTGGATGAACCTGGTAGTGCCAAACTTGGTAAGTATGGTAAGCAGGGTAAATCTGAACAGGGAACTGTTGCAGGTCTCGGTGGTAAGTCTGCTATTTGTGGTACCAAGCAAGCCATGACGAGTTTCGTTCTTCACCCGAACCGCAGTGGTTCCAAGGTGCAATACAAGTATGATTGTATCGATCTCAAAGGTCCGACCAAGGTGAGAACTGCCACCACCAAATATTCTACATACGACGAAGACAATGACATAAGCTCATTGAATAGTAGTGCCCTTGATATCAAGTGTAACAACGATGAACTTCTTCAGGCCTTTGGCCTCGAAAAGAGTGGTGACAATATTCGTTACATTTACAGATGTGTTACTCCGGGTTATGAGGAGGATTAATAATCAGGCCTAGTGCCGATTCTAAACTATTTTGGTTTCTCTTTAGAGGTTTGTTCCTCTTAAGTACTATAGAATCATTCGTATTCTTTATTTCATCCGTCTTTCTCGCGTTTGAAATAAACGGTACTACAACGTCTCGCGTGGATTCGGTTTCTATAGTCTTTGGTCTTTCTCGGTCTATAATACACGCTGCTCTAAATTCTTCTATGGTCATGTCGCCACCAAATACGTCAAGCCTGTAACGATTTGGTGCGGGTCTCACAGAACCCGAATTGTTATACATTCGTCGACGCATCATGATAATGTTTCCACATATAATACTTCCTTTGTTGATACCATACCGATCTATGGCATAAGATTTCATACAACTCCAGGAACAAAAATTACCTGTCGTTGAAAATTTATTTCGAAGTTCGTCGTACCCGTAAGGTAGACTAAGGGGTTCGGTATCATAGGGGTGACAACACCACCAGCACCACATAATCTACTCTTTAAAAAAATATGCCCTTTAAGTAGGATGAATGCTAATGGGTATTATTACAACAACACAGGTAATAACGGTGGACTCACAATATTGCTATTGTTGATAATACTCTCTATCATGTTATCACTTTCATCATCATCAGCATACATGGCTTATGATTTGGTGTCAACGGTAGTCAAGGCATCACCAGAAGTTGTTGCTTACGAGAAAGGTCTCGATGAAAAAACAGATCTGAAAGCCAAACAGATTAATCTAGACGGAGAACAGATTAGAAAAGATATCCGGGACGAATACAGAAAAACATGTCTGGTAGATGTGAAAGATGGAAAGTGTCCAAAGGGTATGAAACCACTCAAGGATGGGTGTTGTGAATTTGAAGATCCTAAAACAAAAACAAAGTTTCAGAAATCACTTGATATAACTGCCGACATCATTGAAACATTGGTTGTGAGTTACATGGCCGAAGTTGTCGTTGTAAGTGTAACTAATGCTCTCACTAAAGGTGCGTTGGCGACGGCTAAGAAAAAGGCAGCTGTAGCGGCTGCATCTAAAACTGCTGCTAGAGTTGGAGCTAAAACGGCGGCAAAAACCGGAGCTAAAGTTGGTTCTAGACTATCTACTAAATTCACATACGGTGCTTCATGTGGTCCACTCTGTCTAGCGGTGATGATTGCATTTGAAGTATTTTCATTTGCACTAGATATGACGGATCCATTTGGTTTCAATAATTTCCAAGCAAATCAAGTTGTTCGAAACCAACGTAATTACATTGATGTCCAGATGCAGAAAAAATTAGGAAAAGCTTACCCCATGACATTTCCAATGACAGCTGCATTTCCAGAATATGAAGCTGAATTTCAAAAGAAAATGACGTCCGAAGTGCTTGCGGATGCTTTCAAGCTTTTGGATAAAAATACACTCGTTGAATTACTTTCAGCTTCATTCGGTAAAGAAGGTGGAGATTCTGAATTGTCTGAAAAATTAGAAAAATCACTTGAAGCTGCCTTGGATAAAGCGATGAAGAATACAACAAAACGTGACAAGATTGTGTACGACTTTTATGCCTCAAAGGGTAAAGCTAAACATATAGAAAAGGTTCCTTTCTTGTCAAACGAAGAGCGTATAGGTGTAACTTTGTCTGAGTATGGTGCCAAAGAATATAACAAACGTATGCGTTCTAAACATTTGGATTTTTCAAATCCCTTCAAACCTGCATCGGGTCCCATACCGGAAGACTACACACCATTCGTAGCTAGCTACACAGATACATACAGAGTCATAAACTCGGCGGACCCAGGTAAAGAAACACAACCAAATGTTGTTAATAGACAATTATCGAGAAAGGTCTGCCTCGCTCAACCTTATGGAAATCTCATATCATATTGTGAATATGGTGTACGAACCTCGAAGCATAATCAACGTTTGAATCCATCTGCGTATGGTGTAAAGTTTAACTATGAACGAGGTGATTGTGACTTTACAAAGGACTATTGTATACGCCTGGGTCTTGATTTCAAAAACAATGATTGTAAACTTGGACCGGGTCAGAAATTTTTTGAAACTATACTCGGTAAAACAATGGTCAGAACTTATAAAACAGATGTCCAGCAACGAGTACAGGCATGGAAGTCTGGTGACCCAGCAAAGATTGCGATGGCTACATTGACTCTACCAATCGCTGGCCTCACACCGTGGATTTCAAAACTCGTGAGCGCGATCAATGACACATATGGTCGCGGTGTAGGTACTGTACCTACTAGATGTGGTCCGGACAAAGAAAAGAAAGGTGCTTTGTGCTACCCGAAATGTCGCCCGGGTTACAAGTCAAGAGCATTAGAATGTGAAGGAACTTGTCCACCTGGATCTAAAAATACAGGTTTAACCTGTCTTAAAGGTATTCATTCCTATATACCAAGTAATAAATGTAGTAATCCATTCAGAAAATGCTTTTACCAACGCAAACCGTGTCGTCCAGGGTTTCGATACAGAGGAAGTACTTGCAACCGCGAATGCCCGGGTTTCAATTTTAGATCTGGTGCACTTGGTACGGCATTCTGTGACAAACCCAGAAATCGATATTCAAGAGCAGGTAAACCTGCACCGTTAGATTGTCCGGAAGGTAAAGTTAAGGACGCAGGTCTTTGTTACAAGCCATGTAGAGAAGGATATAGAGGTAATGGCCCGACATGCAAGAGAACGGAAGAAAGTAAACATACCAATATTTATGACGTGTAAAAAAAATATCAGGCTAATTTAAATATGTCGGCTAAACTGGCTAGAAGTGCTGCAAATGTCAGTGAGTCGGCTCTTGATGCGACTCGCGCATCTCTTAAAAATGCAGACACGTTTATGGATACATTTAAGGGTATCAGTAAAACTGACATGTCTAAAGTATTTAAGAGTGTAGATCCCGACGATCTCGCGAAGACAATGAAGCAATTACCAGATGATGACTTGATAACCATTGGTAAAAGTCTCGATCAAACAACAGTCAATCGTCTCGCCAAGACGAGTAATGGTCAGGATCTTCTTGCTAAGATGGGTCGTGGACAGGTGACAGTCGGTACCAAAATTTCAAAGGCTGCTCGTGCAGGTGGAGACTTCATGAAGAAATTTGGTACTAAAACGACCGGTATCATGAAAAAGTTATCAGATTCTACGAAGAAGGGTCTCAGTCGTCTCGCTAAAAAGGCTGATGATACACCAGCTCAGCAAGCCAAAAAGTTGAAAGAAGAAGGACCAGAGGTCGCCAAGCGGGTATCTAAAGAAGCACCGGATGCCGCAAAGGCCGCGGATGACGCCGTCGAACTCTCCACAGAAGCAAAGAGTGGCCTCAAGAAATTGGGTGTGTACGCCGCGGGTGGCACGTTGGCGCTCATGCTCGTCTATAATACCATGAACCCGTTTCAGGCTATTCGCGATGCTCTCAATGATGTTGGCTCAGTTGCTGAAGGTGTCAAAGAAGTTGCCGATGCCGCTGCGGGTGCCGCAAAGGATGTGGCTACGGGTGGGTTTAACTTCGTTTCATTCGTCACAAAGAATGCGTGGATTTCCGGGTCCTCGTCAATTCTGTTTATGATCATGTGTGTTGCTTTCATAGCGATGTCATTCCTTGGTAATAGTGGTGGTGGTGGTGGTGGTGGAGGAAGAAGAGTGTACTTCCGCGCACGTAATTAAAGAAATAACAGGTCCTTTAAGTAATGATTCTTAGTATCGACGTAGGTATAAAGAATCTCGCAATGTGTTTGCTCAACGAAACATCAAACCTCGTGGTTGAATGGGATGTATCAGGTGTCCCACCTCAGCACTCCGATGGCATCTATGTTTCTTTAAGAAAACACCTCGATGCTCGTCCATGGGTACTCAACGCAAAGACAGTCTTAATAGAAAAGCAACCAGACAGAAACAAAAAGATGGTCTCGGTCATGCATTTCTTGCACGCCTACTTTATCATTAAGTGTCCAGATGCAGAAACTATCATCTATGATGCTCGACACAAGATTCCAGATGTCGCCGGTCCGGGTAGATCACAATATCTGAAAAGAAAGAAAGTTTCTATTGAGAGATGTGAAGAATTCATACGACAAGATGATGTCAATGCTCATTGGCTTCCAGTATTCTTAGAGTCAAAGAAGAAAGACGACTTGGCAGACACTGTCATGCAAGCTTTGAGTTTTGTCAATCGAGTCGAAGTCAAATCTACGAAAAAGATCAAAAAGTCTACAAAGTTGGTTCCGAGACGACCCAATGAAAACCAAAAGGCAACCAAATATTCAAAATCAAATCTCGCGTGGATTTATCTGAACGACGAAAAACATACACAAACCAAAAGATTTGAAAAGGATCTTAAGAGGTACTACCGAGATCTCGGTGACTTGATTAAAGAAATAAATGGATAAGGTTTTAGATAAGATGCAAAAAGATGTCTTGGATCACGGATTTGTACGCTTGGTTGACCACATGCCTCAACAAGACCTGGACACCTCAATCGTCCAGGCAGCGAGAGTCTCGTATGGAGATGGGACTAAGACCTCAAGAGGTGACCGAGGACTTTTACGATATCTCCTTAGACACTGGCACACAACCCCCTTCGAAATGGTGGAATTTAAATTTCACATCAAAATGCCAATCTACATCGCAAGACAACATTTTAGACATAGAACATCATCCGTCAACGAACTTTCCGCCCGCTACTCCGTCGTACCGAAACAGTACTACAACCCCGGGGTTCTGAGAGGTCAGTCAAAAGTCAATAATCAGGGATCTGAAGGTGTCATTGAAATTGATGAAGAAAGAACTCAAAAAGTTGGAGAACATTTGGAACACTCCTTTGAAGTTTATGAAGATCTCCTTGAACAGGGTGTCTGTAGAGAACAGGCTCGTGGTAATCTTCCGCAGTGCACCTATACAGAATTTTATTGGAAGATCAATCTACACAACTTGATGCATTACCTTCATCTTCGTATGGATGAACACGCACAAAAAGAAATCCGAGATTACGCCAACGCCATCTATGAGCTCGTCCAACCGTTGGCACCTATCACCATGGAAGCCTTTAAAGATTTCCGAGTCAATGCCATGCATCTCACGGGACCAGAAATTGAAGCCCTGGTTAACGGCACATCCATCGAAAGTCCGGGTGAACGCCGAGAATTCGAAGAAAAGTTAAAGCGACTTAAATTAGATGCGGTTCGAAAAGAGAGTTCTGAGTAAGGCTTTGTGTGAAGACTTAATCAAAACCACAAATAAATACAAACTTGATATGTATCACGAACCAGTTGATGGCAAACCTGTATATCAAGTTGATATTTTCAGTGATTGTTGCGTCAAAAATAAAGAATTATGGGACAAATGTAAAAATCTCATTCCGTACACACCGGGTTTTGTTTTCTTAAAGAGATATGCACCTCACGAACGACCAAGTATGAATACACACACGGATACTAGTCGATACACTATAAATTTTTTACTGTCTGACAAAAATGATTTCAAAGGTGGCGAATTTTATATTTTTTACAATGACATATGTCTTCCTATATTATGTTATGATCAGGGTGATATGATTGCTTACGAAGGAACTAAACATTTACACGGTGTTTTACCTGTGAGGTCAGGCTACAGATATGTTTTAACTTTTTTCGTGGAACTAATGGCTTAAAAATTAAATGGTAGTACATTGTAAAATGCTTACCATCCAAGTAAGTGCATCCAAAACATTCTCTAAGAAGAAGCTTAAGAGGTTCGGTAAGAAACTTCGACAAGAAAGACGCGAAGATCTTCGACGCATGTCCGAAAAGTTCAAGGACATCGCCAAGGATGAAGAACGTCGCGTGAAGGACCTTTTCAAGCAACATCGTGAGTTCTTCGAAGAAAAGCAATCGACGTCTATCGATTTTTACGAGAAATAAATGTGAACCACAGGGTACTAAAAAGGAAAGTCCCGAATAAGAAAATATTCTCTTGATCCGCGAACCTATCAGCCATCATGGCACATAATATACTATACTGAGCCATTCGTATTTCTCGTCTCGTTTTATCGATCGACCTTTTCATGGCTGTTCTAGACTTTTCAAGGCCTAGAACAGCTGTACTTATATTTTTGACACGTGTTGGCATTTCAGCCGTTGTGGTGATAATATCTTTTACGTCAAACGTCTCGGTTATTTTGTCTCGTATCAATGGTTCAAGATATGTGAAATAGTTAAAGTTATCGTCGAGGCGTAAACATATTCCTTCGATAGTTGAAAATGTTTTGGCCAAGTAGATGAACGACGAAGGTATCACGAATGGTTTTTCATCTGCGAGAGTCTTCATGAGTTCATCTGACACGAGTTCATTGGGATTCAAACTTTCCATGTAACCCAAAATTAATTCAAAAAATGCTTGAATATCTTGAAGATCAGCCGTAGGAATAATAATTTTTAGACGGACCAATGTATCGACAATACTTTTCGTATCCTTGTTGATGATGTGAACCAAGAGTTCCATGAAACCATTTTTCAATTCTTCGGTGATTGGTATTACGAGACCAAAATCGTAGAACACCAACTTTCCCTTGTCAGAAAAACCAAGGTTACCCGGATGAGGGTCTGCATGAAAGAATCCCTTTTCCATAGTCTGAATGACATACGAATTAATGATAGCTTCACATACTTTCTTTTTATTGACATCTGGGTCTACAATTTCTGTAATCTTAGTTGAATCGACATACTCCATGACGATGACATTTTCGTTGGAATATTCGGTATAAACTTTTGGTACCTTGAGCCATTTGATGTCACGCATATTCTTTCGAAAGTTTACAGCATTCTCAACTTCTTGAGTATAGTTAGCTTCACCCAAAAGATTGCCAATTGTTTCATTAAGAACATATCCAGTGCCTGTGCCAGTATCTATTCCAACCTTTTCTAAAAATTCAACAATGTCCTTGACATTTTTAGTATCGTACTCCATGGTTTCCAAAATATTAGGTCGTTTCACTTTGACAATAACATCAGTACCATCCATGAGTGTGGCCTTATGTACCTGCCCAATACTTGCAGATTTAAAAGATTCCCTGTCGAAATGTTTAAATATACGTCTGTCGATGTATTCATCTATATCTTCGTAGTCGACGGGGGGAACATTGTCTTGAAGTGATTCGAGTTCGCTAATAAATTCAGCGGGGTAAAGATCTCCCCTCGTCGAAACGATTTGCCCAAGCTTCACAAACGTGGGACCAAGGTCGAGTAGTTCCTTTTTTGTCCAACGACCGAGTGCTGCTTTATCTTTAGTAGTTGCATTCTTCAATAAGAACTTACCAGCAAATCTCCATGTCTTAACTCTTTGATGTGTTGGTGTACGACATGTCAACATCTTATTATAACAATACCTTTTTTATTTCCTCATATTAGATCATGTGGCAGATATTTTTGACTTTATACTTCTCATATCTCATCTTAGGTCCACATTGGATTGCAAAAAGTATCCAGGGCAAACCTCTTGACATTGTCGACAGTACTCGTGAATTTGGTAGACGTTCCATCTTCATATCTTACATTGCACTGCTATACACAGCGTGGATGCTGTATGCTCCAAGCTACTCGTCATTTGTAAACGCCCTGATTCTCGCGTTATCGGCGGCCCTTGGATTTTACGTCAAGTACGGGAAAGAGGATTTTCCTATGCACGTTCTTTTAATTTTGTTCATACTTTACAATGGTAAACAATATACGGACTTACAAACGTGGTTGACTGTCGCTCTGACAGGATTTTATGCCGCGACACACAATATTTTATATCTACCTTAATATTAGAATGAAGATTCATATTGTTGGTGCAGGTCCCACAGGTATGTCGATTGCATGGGAACTTAAAAAATTTACAGATCACGAGGTCACCATCTACGATAAAAAATTATCCGCAGGTGGGTCGTGGTGGGAACCATCTGTGACAGAACGAGATATGCATGCTCATCGAATTGTTTTTGATAAAGCATTCATCAATACAAAAAGTTTGTTCAAAGAGATGAACATTAAGTGGGATGATATTTTTGAAAAAGTTGATTCGGATGTCATGGACATTGTCCAAAAAAATCTTTCATCCAAAGATTATTTGACACTCGGATCTTTGGCCACTCGTGTACTTTTGATGCCATGGAAGTTCAAGAAGATTTCTCTCGAGGATGCCATCGGAGAACTTTCAGAAGATGGTGAAAAGTTGATCAAGGCTTTGACACTTGTGATGGATGGTGTGACTTGGGATGTGATGACAGCCTATGAGTTTGTAAAAAGTTTTGATCACGTGGGTATGTCTAAGCAATACACTCAAAAAGTTTCAGGTAAAGTCATGTGTGATGCTATGCAACAAGCGTTGGTTGACAAGGGTGTCAAGTTTGACTTTGGTTCGGAACTTCAAGATGTTATGTATCTAGACAATGGATTTGCCGCACAATTCAAAAGTGGTATGGTTATCAAAGATGGATTTTTAATTCTTTGTGTCGACAATACTCCGGCCATCCAATTGATCAAAGATAATTGGGGTGAAGACGCAGAAGATAAAATTAAGTCGAGTACATACGGTGCCATCAACATCATGTTAGAGTACGAAGAAGAGATGGACATCCCAAGTGATCTTCAATACGCCATGGATACCGAACTCAACCTTCAACCAGTTGTTCTCCCAAACAAGAAGATCGTGTCGTGTGTGATTTGCAACTTGACAGAAGATGTTTTGAAGATGGATGAAGAAAAACTCATCGAACAAGTCATCGAACAACTGGGTCTAGTCCAACCAAAAAACATTCGTCTCGGGTGGGGTGCATCATGGAATGGAACTCAGTGGGTTTTCGATCAGTCGTCGGGTGTTCTCAATCCAAATGGACAACTCCCATTCTTTGGAAAATCTAAAAAGGTCGCCATGTGCGGTATGATGTCTCCAAGAAATACACCTTACTCCAGTATCGAAGCAGCCATTGAAGTCGGACGTTCTTTCTGTAATCAACAATTTGGAACACGCAAACCACACGAGCCATTCATGATTACACACGTCATCATGCTACTTATAGTTTTACTTATCATACTTATATATGAGATTCGTCGGCACAATTCATGAACCGATCTACGATTTTAACAATAAAAAATACATGCGAGTCATTGTTCCAGATTCAATGATCGATCGTGTGGCAGCTAAGCATACAACATGGGTGAAAGATAACCCACTCGATGGTAAAGTTCTAACCATCAAAGTTCCATTCCGTTATAGGAGAGTGATGTGTAAAAATATGGGCACAAGGCCTCTTCAATCTCTTATAAAGGGTGATCTAATTGAACTAGAAATAGAATTCATAGGTCAATGGACCGCTGGTGATTGTACTGGCTATACATGGAAACTTAGTTCTTTTCGCTAGCTTCAGCCTCGGCTTCGACCTCGACCTCTGGCATATCAACTTCGGACAGACCATTCTCCTTGAATCCCAAGAAAACACGAAGGGACCCTTCAAGGCGAAGAATCTCACGAGTCATTTCATCAATCGTTTGGCGAATCTTACTAATATTTTCATCGACGTTAAGGGTCGGCATATTGTAGTAAATTAAAGTTTTTAGTCTTTAACTAAATAATGCTATCAAGGTCGGGCTATATAGTTTCAAATCCATCACCAGAACTTAAAAAAGATCTAACTGTTCGGCCATTGGTCAATACAGAATTTGGTTATCCACCACCACCGTTCAAGGTTTTTAAAAATGGGAAATCTGGAATTTGTGTTCCGAGGTACTACGCCGAAGAAAAATTTGGTAAAGCCAAAGAAGATCGTCGCCCCGAACCAACAAAGGTGAACCTCAAGTTTCATGGGAAACTTCGTGATGAAACCCATCAAAATGAAGCTCTCGTAAAAGCTATGGAAGCTGGTCATGGTGTGTTATCTCTGCCATGTGGTTTTGGAAAGACAACGGTATCATTGGCCATCGCATGTAAACTTGGTTATCGAACCATGATCATTGTACACAAAGAATTTTTGGCCAATCAATGGCGTGAAAGAATCAAACAATTCTGCCCGGGGGCCACGATTGGTCTCGTTCAACAAGACAAAAAAGAAGTTGAATGTGACTTTATCATTGCAATGCTTCAGTCATTGTCTCTGAAAGAATATTCATTTGGTGACTTTGAAACTGTTGGCACGGTCATCGTTGATGAAGCTCATCACATATGTGCAAAAGTATTTAGTCAGTCTCTCTTCAAAATGTGTCCCAAGCACATCTTCGGGTTATCGGCAACACCTGTTCGAAAAGATGGGTTGTCCAAGGTGCTTCATTGGTTCATGGGTCCAATATTTTTTGCAGTCGAGCGTGAAAATCAAGAACAAGTGGATGTTTTTCCCGTGGAGTTTGAATGTCCAATGTTTAGAAATCCCCCGCCGTGTAGTCGAACGGGAAATGTTTCACTCGTCAATATGATTACAGAACTTGTTGAGCATAGAGGTCGTAATCAAATGTTGGTACAGCTCGTAAAGAAAGCATCAGCTGGAACGAGACAGTTATTAGTACTCAGTGATCGAAGACAGCACTGTGAATTTTTACATCAATGCTTTCCCAAAAATTCAGGTCTCTACATGGGTGGTATGAAAGAAGCAGACCTCGAAGCATCTTCTAAAAAGAAAATCATCTTTGCGACGTTCAGTCAAGCTCACGAAGGTTTAGACATCCCAACTTTAGATACAGTCATCTTGTCGACACCAAAGTCTGATATCCAGCAGTCTATTGGTCGTGTCATGAGAGAAACACCCGGTAAACAAAACAACCCACAGATTTATGACATTGTAGATCAATGGTCTATACTTCACGCCATGTATAAGAAACGTCTAAGAGTATACAAACAAGGGGGTTTTAACATAACTATGAACCTTGAAAAGGAAGAAGAATCCCCTTTCCAGGGAAAGTGTTTAGTTTTATAATCTGAGTCTGTATTAGAAAATGTCTGGTGCATTAATTCAACTTGTCGCGAAAGGTGCCCAAGATATATTTTTTACGAGTAACGAAGGAACATCTCTATTCTCTGAAAAATTTTCGAGACATACAAACTTTGCTCAAGCTCCCAAGTTTATAAAAGAGTTTACTTTAGCGGATGATTCTTGCGTCATCCCTTCCTATGGAGATCTTTTGACCGGTCTCTGGTTTGAAGGTGAAGAACTTGTCGAAGCTTTTCAAGGCGCTACGCTTGATCTTTATGTCGGAGGACAAAAGATTGACTCTCAACCCTTTGACTTTGTAAGTGATATTTACCAAAATTACTTGGCGGACACATACACAAAGTCCCAGGAGATTAACAACAAGTGTTCG